CACTATGACATACACGTAGGTGCCAATGCAAATATTAATATACAAGTAGACACAGGCGATATCAATATGGTTACGAAAGGTGGCCGTATTAATGTAAATGCAGGTGGTGATTACAATGTTAAAGTAGGTGGCAATTACACATTATCAGTAGATGGTAATAAACAAGAAGACGTAGCAGGTTCTAAAACATCAAACACAACAGGCGCAGTAGTACATAGAGGGGCTACAATAGATTTAAATCCATAAAATATATTTTTTTCCATATATGGCTCGCTATTGGCCATATGGTACCAGGATTTAATCTATAAATGCAATAACAATCATTAGCATTGTTTTTATCTTAATTTTTTTTCTGGAGGATTTTCCTTGGTCTGGAAAGCAGGCCATAGTTGAATCAGGCCAGGCTTGACTTTAGTCATAATATCAGATATAGTATACCTATGGATATATTACTAGCATTATTAGTACCAGCCATACCATTAGGTTTAGTTACTTTATTATTATTAATGTGGAATAACGAGAAGCCCTAAACTGTCACAGCCTATACGTTGGCCATTTCTTATACATAACGGTGTAGTTCCGTCAGGAAAGCTCCTAGGTCCATAAGGACGCATATCAGATAAACACTTTATAATCAGTCTAAAAAGGATAAATAGTATTGCAGTGTTTCGTCACTGTATATCTCATTATACATTATGTAATCTGTTGAATTGCTTTTTTTATACAGTAGAGTTCTATGCTGATTTATAGAACGACTATGGCATGGCGGTGGCCACATAGTAAAAAAAACAAAAAGGATTACATGGCAAAAATGGCTAAGTATGCCTTGATGGCATTAAAGAAGAAATCGCCTAAAGTACCTAATTATACGTGTACTGATATTGATAATATAATTACCACTCTTGAAAAAATACATGAAGGCACGAAGAAGCTTACAAAGATAAGACTAGACGTTTTAGAACGTAAATTGGAGAGATTACGAAGTTCCAATGAAGCGCTAAGAGATAGTGGTATCTATTGGTATGGTGTCTGTAAGAAGATTATTAAAAGTGTTAAGAACGTTAAGAAGGCCACTTTAAGTAAAGTAAATAAAAAAAATCGGAAAAATCGGAATTATAACTCTGATTAGTCTAGGAGAGAAATAAAATGGGAGAATATTTTTTAGTTATCGTATTTTGTATGTTTGGCGAATGTCAGAATTTAGATTCACCAAAACCTTTTGCTAGTTATGGAGAATGTCACGAACAGGCTCAAGCAACAGCAATGATGATGAATAGACAATATCCAAATAGTACAGGTGAAATCTATTGTTTAGAGGAAGAACAATACAAGTTGTATCTGGAAGCGTTTAGTAAGGGTGCATAAATATGAGGTATGATAGAGAATACTTTTGAAAAGAGAAAACATGTTTTACATTATGATACAAAGAATATACCTACAAAGGAACAAATAACAGATATACTTTCAAAAGGTATACCTTTAACTACCAGTAAACAAAAGTCATTTGCTTTTAAAGCATTTGTTTTAGGACCTGATTCAGTAAGAAGTAATAAACTGTTATACCTTTGTGAAAAAAACAAGATAAAAAAAGATCATCAAGGTTTCAAAGCACTACCCTCACATAATCCAAATTCTGGATTGTTTCATGTGGGATCAGCACCTTGGACATTAATATGGACACCAAGAGTATCTTCACCTAATCCACACTATAAAAAAACTTTTGATGAAACAAAGTCACATTGGCAAATGGATGAAGCATTTTATGTAGACAACGAAAATAGAATGCAAGTATCTATAGAAGCTGCCATGATGGCCAAGATCATTGAGGGTCTTTGTTTAGATTCAGGTTGGGATTCTAGTTTTTGTTTATGTTATACTGCTCACATGCCAACTTGGAAATCTATTGTACCTGATATTGAATTTAGTCCAATTGTAATACAAACAATAGGAATAGCAAAAGAATATTACTGGAAAACATTAACACCTGAACAAAGTATAAATAATACCAATCCAACTATAGAGGACTTATTTAAATTCGTATGATAAAATTAACAAAAGGAGCTCTTGATCATTTAAAAAAATTAAAGGCCAAACACAAAGTCAAATTTATAAGATTAGAAGTTAAAGGTGGAGGTTGTGCTGGTTTTGAATATAAGTGGAGTTTTGAAAACACAAAAGAAGAACACGATATAGTTGTTGATGATATATTAATAATAGATGACATGTATGAGATTTACTTGGTCGGCATGGTACTAGATTATAAAGAAGAAATATTTGGTAGTAATTTTGTATTTGAGAATCCAAATAGTAAATCATCATGTGGTTGTGGAACGTCTTTTAGTATTTAATAAATAGGTTTTATGATAGCAGAAATATATAAAAAAAGAGCTCACGTTGTGAATTACTCCTCGGAGATAATTCCTACTAGAAAAGAAATAGATGACATTTTACTAGAGTCTTTGCCTTTATCTACCAGTAAACAAAAAGCATTTGCTTTTAAAGCATTTGTTTTAAAACATGATAAAGAAAAAAACGATACACTATATAAATGGTGTGATGGTTTTAAAGTTGATCAAGATATTGACTACACAGCTAAAAAAGGTATAGAAGAAAAACATGTAACAAACAAAGGATTATTACATGTAAGATCAGCACCTTGGATAATAATATGGACACCTTTTCCTAGAGACCCTAATGCTTATTATAAAAAAGGATTTACAGATACAAATTCTTGGTGGCAAATGGATGAAATAGATTTGATAAAAGATGATTGTAGGGAACAATGTGCAATGGAAGGATCTATGATGGCTCAGATGGTTTTAGGTATTTGCCTTGAGAAAGGTTGGGATTCTTCATTCAATATATGTTTTCCAAGATTTGATTCAGAAAAATTAATAAAACATAATCCAAGATGGTTAGAAGGTGGAAAAAAGAAACAAAGAAGATGGACAGATATACACAAAGATATTACAATTACACCTTTCTTAATGCAATCAATAGGAAAAGCAAGTAGATATATGTATCAAGAAAGAACAGATAAACAAAGATTAATGAATACAACTCCTTCAATTGAAGATTTATTTGAATTTATATAAATAATAAAAAGTATATTATGGAAACAAACAGCCAAAAAATAAAAGAATACACAAAAAGATACGGTCAAGATGTCAAGGAAAATAGTTTCTTTGATAGAAGACATAGAAGATTAAATATTGATCTTTCTCATAGATGTCCTTTAGAGTGTTTACGTTGTGGTCGTCAAATAAGTTTTTTATTTAAAGGACTAAAAGTACCAGGTAGAGATTTAACTATAGAAGAATTTGAAAAGATAACGGATCATTTTAAAACTATATCATTTTGTGGTCAATATTCAGACCCTATACACCACCCAAAATTTAAAGAATTATTAGAAATATCAAAAAGAAAAAATGTTAGAGTAGAGGTACATGTTGCTTCTTCACTTAAACCAGAAAAAGCATACATTGAAGCTTTTAAAGCTTACCCACAGGCAGATTGGATTTTTGGTATTGACGGTTTACCAAAAGAAAGTAATAAGTATAGAAAAAACCAAGATGGGGAAAAACTATTTAAAATAATGTTAGAATCTAAAAAACACCTTATTACAAAACCATTATGGCAATTTATTATCTTTAGTTATAACGAACACAATTTAGATAATGCAATGCAAATGGCCAAAGATAATGATGTTGATTTTGTATTAATAAATTCAGCTAGATGGAGTGCTGATGATGATTGGTTAATGCCAAAAACTAGGAGAGAAATGGCAGATGAGTAAACTTGATAATAGATTAGGTGGAAAAAGAAGAAGAGCTGAAGGAGATATTGAATTAGATCCTTTATGTTTTAAAGATGAAATTGCTTTTGCAGTAACTAATCAAGGTGTATTAGTACCTTGTTGTAGATTTGACGACCCAGCAACTATGGGTGATCCTCAAATGAAACCTTTAATAGAAGCAAGTAAAATTTCTGAAAATAATACAGTAGATGATATTCTAAAAAAAGAAGAATGGAAAGAATTTGCAGATAACTTATCAAAGAATATAGGACCTCCGGCTTGTTTAACTACGTGTGCTAAGGCAAAAAAATATTCTCAAAATGTTGAATGGATAGATACATCAACAGGTAATGTTAGAAGTAAAGAAAAAAAATAAGGAGAAATATGAAAGTAGGATTTACATGCAGTACTTTTGATTTGTTACATGCTGGTCATGTACAGATGTTAAAAGACGCCAAAGATGAATGCGATTACTTGATTGTAGGATTACAAACTGATCCAACACTTGACAGACCAGATACAAAAAATAAACCGATACAATCATTGGTAGAGAGAAGTATACAACTTAATGCTATAAAATATGTTGATGAGGTAATACCTTATCAGACGGAAGAAGATTTAGAAGATATACTAAACATGTATAATATATCAGTTAGAATTATTGGAGAAGAATATCAAGGTAAGAATTTTACTGGTAAAGATATATGCGTTAAGAAACATATAAAGATAGTTTACAATAAGCGTGAACATAGATTTAGTTCAACAGATTTAAGAAAACGTATCTCTGCCCATAATATTATGGGTAATAATGTTAATCTAAAAAATAAAGATTAACTATATCTAAAATAGTTGTTTGCTGAATTTCTGTAATAGATAGCAAAAGTATCAGCGCCATCCATATGACAGAAAGATTGAGGTCTGATATAATGCATTTGTAAACCAGTTTTGTATTGTGTTTTCATACCTGATTTTCCTCTATATCTGTATCTTATTTTCTTGGCATTTTTTTGTCTAGACACCATTTTAAAATACTTTAAATATTTAATTGGTATGCCAGCAGCTATACATGACCCTTTGTACTTAAAAGGGTCTAGCATATGTTTAACTAACAAGGGATTAACAATCTTTTCAAATACTCGTCTTGATTTATTATATTCTTTTTTCATAATTATCCTCTCAATCTTGATTGTGAATCCATATACAAAGGACCAGTCCATCTAACATGGTAATTACCATCAAGTACATTACCTCTAGCTTTGTTTAATGCAGGAGCATTAAAACCAGCAGCCTTTAATATGTCGCCTTTTTTAAAATGTTTAAAGTCTTCTTTTACGATAAAAGCAAATACTCCGTTTTCTTTTACAACTTTCATATACTTTTTACCTTGTGTTACTCTAACCATATTGTCCCAATTCTTAATTTGTTCTTGTGAATAAGTTGAAACATTACCATCTTTATCTGTAGTCCAAGAAATATAATCTTCTTTGGCACCGTTCATCATGTTTTTAACTCCTTCATCTAAAGAAGTTGCGTTTTTAGTTACTAATGACATTATTTGTCCTCCTTGTATAATTCTTGAGCATATAAAGCTAAGATATAAGACGCAACACCTATCAAGGCCATTGAAGCACCTTGTAAATATTTGTCTATTTCAATTGAACCTACGGCACCAACCATTGCTAAAGTACCGACTGTCGCCATTATTACCGACATGTATTCTATTATTTTTTTCATAGTGTATCCTTTTGTTTTTTTCATATTACTCGTCCACTATACCAGATAAATACAGTAAAGTCAAGAAAAAAAAGCGTAAAATATGAAAATAATTAAAATAATTGCAGTTTGTTCACTTTTTGTACTGGTTTCCTGTTCAAAAACTGTTGAGGATTGTAAAATTAAGCCGGATTTAGAAAAAATTAGCGAATCAGCGCTAAAAAATAAAGAAAATTTAAGTGAAACTGAGCTAAAACATGCTCAAATGTCTTGTAAATTTTAATTATAAATAATATTATGGTAAATTCACAAATTTATTGTCAAAATTGTGGACACGAATCGCATTGTGGCAAAAATTGTTTACAAGATTACGGAGAATCACAAAAAACCGTATGTTGTACACATTGTAGTTGCGAAAAAGACAATGATAATTGGGAAGATACTGTAAAATACGATTTAAACAATGAAGATTTATTTAATGGAGCATAAAAATGGCAAAAATGAGAATATTTAAGTTTTGGAATGAAGCAGGTGATGAAAAAGAGAAAGAAGCGATGAGTTTGAAAAAGGCAGTAATGTCAGTTCAAGGCGATTTTAAAGATAAATGGATAGGAGCTGAATATATTAGTAAAAAAGGTAAAAATATTAGCACCTCTATACAAATACCAGTTGGTAGAAAAATTAGAGAAGCGGCCAGAGTAGAAAAAGCAAGAGCGGCTGCTAAAGCTTTAAGAGAAATGGGGAGATAAATGCCGTCAATCTGTAGGAAAGGCGATAGTTTAAGTACCGGTCACATATGTACTGGTACAACAACACTAGATACGCCTGGCCAAAGTACAGTTCGGGCAAATAGTATATTAATCGCAAGAGTGGGTGACCCAACAGTAAGTCACCCTTTCCCACCGGCACCTCCTTGTGCCCCTCACGTTGCAAACGTTAATGTAGGCAGTTCAACAGTTTCAGTCTGTGGTAGTCCAATAGCTAGAATAGGTGATAGTACAGACGCTGGAGCAATGACTTCAGGTTCTTCAAATATCTTTGCTGGTTAACGTATAAATATATACGTAATGCCAAATTTTGATAGTAGTAACACTAACAACAGTAAACGAGCAAATAGAATCTATAAAGACTTGGATTTGAATTTTGGTCGTAATGTAGTAACAGGTGATGTAAATAAATTGACCGATGTAGAGGCCGTTAAAAGAAGTGTTAGAAATTTAATTAATACTTCTCACTTTGAGAGACCTTTTCATCCAGAAATTGGCAGTGATGTTAGAAGAATGTTATTTGAACCAATGACACCTCTTACAGCACTTAACTTACAAAGAAAAGTTGGCGAAGTTCTAAATAATTTTGAACCTAGAATAAAATTAGTACAAATTTTAGCTAGACCAAATTTAGATAGAAATAGTTATCATTTAACAATTATGTTCTATGTTATAGGTTCATCGGAGCCGATAACAGTAGAAACATTTTTAGAAAGATTAAGATAAAATGGCAAGCAATAAACTAGTAGTATCTGATTTTGACTTTGATAACGTAAAATCAAATTTAAAAACATTTTTACAAAATCAACCAGAATTTTCAGACTATAATTTTGAAGGATCAGGCTTTGCCGTTCTTTTAGATACATTAGCATATAACACACACTATCTTGGCTTCAATGCTAATATGTTAGTTAACGAAACTTATTTAGATAGTGCAGATATAAGAAAAAATATAGTCGCATTAGCAAAGATGATAGGATATACACCATCATCTGTTAGATCGCCAGTATCAACTATTGACATAACAGTAAACAACGCTTCAGGTTCAAGTATCTTAATGAATAAAGGTACAACGTTTACGAGTTCAGTAGATGGCACAGGTTATAACTTTTTAACTAATGAAGATATTACAATTACACCTTTAAACGGTGTTTATAAATTTTCAGACGTTAATTTATACGAAGGTACTTTAGTTACTTTTAAATATACAGTTGATAGTACAGATACAGATCAAAGGTATATAATACAAAATTTAAATGCTGATACTTCTAATTTAAAAGAAAGAGTTCAAAACTCTGTATCAGATTCAACATTAAACCCTTACACATTAGCTACA